CATAGAAGCAAAATCTTATGGAACACAAGAGTATAGTGGATATTACATTTGTGATTCTACAAATATATATGCAAAAAATTCTGGGGTATCGATGGCTTATGGCTCAGATACATCTATGAGAATCTATCCATATTCTACTGCTGGTCAGCCATCATTTCTGTTTCCAGGATTTGGGATGCTTAATGACATAGGACGATATAAAACATTAACACTCCAGGCATTAATTAGGATAACAGCAAATAACTCTATCCCTAAAAGAATAATCGGACCATTGGCATCAACTGATGGAGTCTATATTACAAAAGATATCATAAGTTTGAAGATTGGAGATAGTATAGGTTCTTTCCATTTATCTGAAATGTATAGACCAATGATTTTGCAAATTAAGATAGGAAATGGATTTGCAAAACTATCCATTGACGGTGAGGAACTAATTTCTCTACAAATAGATAATTCTACATTATCTTTGCCAGAAAAGTTAAATGGTTCTAGCAAAAATCAAGATTGGTTTGGCATTTATGCATACATAGATATTCCACTAATAGAGATTGGCTCATTGGCTATTTTTCCATATGAGTCTTCAGAGTCATTAGCAAAACTAAATCTTGTTTATGCTCAATCGGTAATACTTCCAACCATATCAAATTCTTCTTCTGGTCAAACAATATCTCCAGATTTTGCATTATCTAATTATGTTAATAATTATAATTATCCAAGTTTTCAAGCAAAATGGGAACAAGCAACAATATCAGAAAACTTAGACATTTTAGAAAATGGGGCACTTTCGGCAAAACAGTATACTAAGCCAGCACTAACAACATCACTATATGATTCATCAAAATTACTACTTGACCTATATGAGACATATGTGGCATCTGGAGAATCAAATACCTTCATAAATTTAAAACCATCAACTGTTGTTAGTGGTTCTGGTAGGTCTTGGTCAAGCAACCAAGGGTATTTATCAGTTAATTTATATGGAGATGCTGACTATTTGTCAAGTTGTATTTATGGTGTTTTTAAATCATTGGAAAGTTCTGCAACAGAACAAATATTGTTGAAAATCAAGAATATTTTAAATAATAATTATTTTCAAGTATCAATAATCAATACCACCGTTTACTATAAATACAAGTATGCCAATGGAACAGAAACACAGATTACAACAAAATCGATAACTCAAAATACAACTTTTGCAATAGGTTTTGACATACAAAAACTAATCCTTACCAACTCAGACTTATCTGATTTTTTCTCTAATAAAACAAATCTTCAAATCTTTATTGGTGGACAAGACACATTGCTAAATACCTTTAGTGGAAACATCTACAAGGTTGGTTTTTGCACAATAAGAAATTCAGTAGACATATCCTCATTGTTTGATTCAGGCGGAATACTTACAAATTCATCATCATATAGTTCTTTACTTTCAAAAATAGCATCATATACAGTTTATAGTCTAAATGCTTTTGGAAAAATAAACCTAGACACAGGAACTACTGGTTACTGGCAAGATTATGTTCCACTTACAAAATTAGCAAAAACAGTAGTTAATACATCTGGACAAGAATCAATTGCCCTAGACTTTGTTCAAATTAATCTAGATTATGAGGAACCAAGAAGTTATTCTTCTGGAAACTTTGTAACATCTGGATTACCAATTAGAGGGTATGTAACCTTTCAAACATTATCGTCTGGAGCAAACAAAGACCTAACTAATTTCGGAACTACCCAATCAGCAAGTGCCACTAGAACAATTAATGCATCAACATTCAGTGCTACAACAAAATATGAGTTTGTTAACGGAATGATTGTTTATCCACCAACAAATGTGGATATATCGACATTGGCGATGGTTTTGCATTTAGACGTATCAACCGAGGCATCAACAATAAAACCAGCAAGAATTAGATTCCTACAGTTAGCGGCACAATCATTCAACAAAAATATGCCAAATAAATTGGGAACAAAGTATGCAGTCAATCTATATCCATATATTTATAATGTAGATGTTTCTAACACTGCACCAACACATCCATATGACTATAATTCTCAAAATCCATATTTGATGTATAAGCAAGCAAGTCCACACCTATATCTCACAAGGCATTCTGGATTTAGAGTTGTTGGAACGCTATCAAATGCCAATCAATCATTTAATCATAGGGGAATTTATGCAGATATAGGGGACCTTTCTCCAGATAAAAAAATAACGTCTTTACAATTATCAATGTTAGCAGATTTTGAGTCATTTCCAACATCAAGTACAAATATTTTTGAAATAAAAACAAATTCTGTAAAAATTAATTTTACAATTCTGGCGGTAAATGGAGACACATCTAAGGCAGTAATCAGCACAGATTCCACAATACCATTAATTTATTACTTAAATGGTAGAAAGGTTGGTCTACCAGTTATACGGATAAATGAATGGAACACGCTTGGAATAAGTTTTATAGAGCCACTTGATATATCAAATAATAAAGGAAAAATATCTATAAAACATAATATGCTTATTAATGACATATCTTGTCATTATGCTAATCCAATAGAACTTGACCAAAAATCTGAACCATTATTGTGGTCTCAAATAGATAATAATAAATGGAGAATTCCAGTGCCAATACAAACACCAACCAGGGTAGGTAATTCAATTACTTTGACAACAACTGGAGACCATAACCTTGTTGTTGGAGAAAAACTAACATTTTACGATATTCAGCCATCAGACTACGGCTCTGGATTTGGTGGTTCAGCACTAAAGATTTCCAGGGTAAATACAAGTTCATCATTCACTTACGAGAATAGTAATGCTCCAACAACAGCAATCACTACTGCTGGAACCGTTGTTGGAACTTGGGAATATGCAACAATTCCAAACTACTATGCACTGTATGGTAGCAGTCCAGACAGCATCTATGACCAATTTACTGGAAGAAATAAGATTATTATAGATACTCAAATAGATAGCCCAGTTATGCAATTGAATGAGTATGAATATTTAGCATATATGGACATAGAAACTAACACTTTTATACTTGACATCAGGTAATGTGGTATAATAGTGGTTATGAATATAGACACTAACAAAGATATTGGTCCTGTCATGCCCAATCAAATTGGCAAAACAAAGATTTCCGTTATAGAAGAACCATTCTCAGACTATGGAATTTATGTTTGGCAGTTGCGTTCTGGCAAGGTTTTGACAGATGACCATGGAAATGCCCTTAGCATTGACTCAATGCGTGATGACCAATCAAGAATTACCCTATTGCAGAAGGAAGCGTCTTGGCTTGGTTTCCCAGATGGTAGACCAATTTTTATGCCAAATGTTCGCAAGGTATCCGATGAAGAGTACTCAGAGCAACTAGACCGCATGGCTCAAGGATACATTCCATCGGAAACAGACCTTGGTGCAATTATTGATGCAAAGAAGACATTTGACAAATTTGGAAGTGATGACTAATGAGTTATTATGAATATGCAAACACTCCTGCTCGCCTAGATGAAGTGCCAGAAGATAGAAATCAATTTGCAGACTTAGACCCTTTTACAAAGTCATGGGATGACATCAAGAGTCTAAGTGGCATGAATACTAATTTCAAGCGTAGAAGTGCTAGGATGTCAAAGGCTCTTGGAGATGATGCATATTTAGAATCAGCAGGTGCAATTCAAACTGGTATTAATGGAGCACAATCAAACGCTATTAATCCAGGTATAGTATTTCGTAATGCATATTCATTGTTTGATGTCATTACCCCTCCATACAACCTATACGAACTAGCAAGTTACTATGACACATCATTTGCTAACCATGCTGCTATCGATGCAAAAGTTGAAAATACCGTTGGTCTTGGCTATGACTTCATTGTTTCTGATAAAACAAGTCTTAAACTAGAGGCTGCTTCTGCAGACCAGATGGCTCGTGCTCGTAAGCGTATTGAGAGACTCAAGGTACAACTTCGTGATTGGCTAGAAAGTCTAAACCAAGACGAATCATTTACATCAGTACTTGAAAAGGTATTTACGGATGTTCACGCTATGGGGAACGGATATATTGAAGTAGGCAGAACCGTTACAGGAGAGATTGGCTATGTTGGTCACATTCCAGCATCAACTATGCGTGTTCGTAGACTTCGTGATGGATACGTTCAGATTATTGCAAACAAGGTTGTTTACTTTAGAAACTTCGGGGCAAAGAACCAAAACTATATTACTGATGACCCAAGACCTAATGAGATTATCCACATCAAGGAATACTCTCCACTAAACACTTTCTATGGTGTTCCAGACGTGCTGGCTGCTATGCCATCTCTACTTGGTGACATGCTTGCTTCACAATACAATATTGACTACTTCAATAACAAGGCTGTTCCTCGTTATATCGTTACTCTAAAGGGTGCACAACTTACACAAGAAGCAGAAGACAAATTGTTTAGATTCCTACAAACTGGTCTAAAGGGGCAGTCACATAGGACTTTATATATTCCACTTCCAGGAGATTCAGAAACCAACAAGGTTGAGTTCAAGATGGAACCAATTGAGAATGGTGTTCAGGAAGGTTCATTTACAAAATACCGTGAGCAGAACCGTGATGACATCTTGGTAGCACACCAAGTTCCATTGTCAAAATTGGGTGGTAGCAGTTCATCAACAATCGCTGATTCTCTAGCACAAGACCGTACATTTAAAGAGCAGGTAGCAAGACCTGCACAACGCAATCTTGAAAAAATTCTCAACAAGATTATTCGTGAAAAGACAGATATTTTAGAATTTAAGTTTAATGAACTTACACTTACTGATGAACTTGCTCAATCACAGATTCTTACAAACTATGTCAAGAATCAAATTATGGTTCCCAACGAGGCTCGTGAAGTTCTTAATTTGCCAGAACGTGAAGAAAGCGATTCTATGGTTCAACTAACTGCTAGACAGGCTACAGACGCTGCTGCAAATAATGCAGGAAACAGAACTCGTGATGGGGAACGTCAGCAAGCACAGGCAGACAGCACTGCAACAACTGCTGGTAGAAATCCAAAGGGTGAGGGGAGACGCTCTTCATAAAAAAGTGGTATAATAACATTTGTATAACACTTTCATAAAAAGGGGCTATAATTAATAGTATGAGTATTCAGAAGGCACATTTTGACGTTGACGGAAATAATGTCCGTATCTCTATGCCTCTTACCAAAGTAGATACAGAACGTAGAATCGTATCTGGCTTTGCTACGCTTGATAACATTGACAAGCAGAATGATATCGTTACCCCAGAAGCATCCCTTAACGCCTTCTCAAAATTCCGTGGTAATATCCGTGAAATGCACCAGCCAAAAGCGGTAGGTAAAATGGTAGCCTTTAAAGAAGACAAGTATTTTGACCCAGAAACAAAGAAGTTTTATCAGGGTATTTATGTGTCAGCCTATATTTCCAAAGGTGCACAAGATGCATGGGAAAAGGTAATTGATGGAACATATACAGGTTTCTCAATTGGTGGCAAGATGAATAAGTGGGATGATGGTTATGATGAGAAAAGTGATTCTGCTATCCGCATTATCAAGGATTACGATTTGGTTGAACTTTCACTGGTGGATAGTCCAGCAAATCAGTTTGCCAATATTCTTTCTGTTGAGAAAGTAGACGGTGTTGACACTGTTGTTGGCGAGGGCACACAAACAGTTCTAGAAAATGTATTCTGGGACAAAGAATCAGGATTGGTAACAATCACAGAAGAAGAATCTGCAGTTAGCCCAGTAACAGGTGCAACAATGCAGAACATAGGTTTTGTTGAGAAGTCAGATGCTGACAAACTTGACATGATAAAGTTCTTAGTAGATAGTGCTAAAGGCATTAATACTTCTAAGACTATTAAAAAGGAGAATGATAACATGACCGATGAAAACGTAAACGTTGAATCAGTAGATGTCGTTCCAGAGGCAGAAGTTGTAGTTGACGCTCCTGCTACAGAAGAAGTTGTTGAAGAGGCTCCAGTAGCCGAGCCAGCACATGTAGAAGAAGTTGTAGAAGAAGTTGCACCAGGTTCAGAGGAAGTTATTGCTAAGGCAGTATCAGAACTAGGCACAACCGTTACAACAGCCTTTAGCGACATTGCGGCAATCGTAAAGTCTCTAGCAGATGCAAATGCATCTCTAGTTAATGAAGTTGCCGAACTAAAGAAGTCACTTGGATTTGTATCCGCAGCAGTTGCAGATGCAGAATCAGACTTCACAAATCTTGGAAAGCGAATTGACGCTGTAGAGGCAGACACCGCTTTCCGTAAGTCTGGTGACCTCGGTGAGGTCATTCAGGAACCAGTACTGGTGGAAAAATCAGTATGGGGCGGAAGTTTCCTCACAACATCCGATTTACTAAAATAATTCACTAGGAGGTGAAAAATAAAATGTCAGAAGAAATTATCAAAAATATGCCTTCAACTGCGTCTCCAGTTTCTGGATACCCAAACGCTGAAGGTGCTTTCGGTACATCAGGTAGCGTAACAAACGGTACAGGCTCTTTCTCAGAGCACGGTACTTACATGGGCAACAGCCCTACCGCTAACTTCGGTGTAACCACTGGTGCTAATGGTGTAAACCCATCTGCTACCGCAAGTCCAACTTATCCAGGTACTGGTATCCTACGCCCTGAACAGGCAAGACGATTCATCGACTATGTTTGGGACGCAACCACACTTGCACAGGACGGACGTAGAGTAACAATGAGAGCAAACACAATGGAACTTGAGAAGATTAACGTGGGAGACCGTGTTATTCGTGCTGCAAGCCAGGGTGTCTCAACTTACACCAACACTGGTGCAACCTTCTCTAAGGTTGAACTAACTACCAAGAAGATTCGTCTAGACTGGGAAGTTTCTGCAGAGTCACTCGAAGATAACATCGAGGGTGCTGCTCTGGAGGACCACCTAGTTCGTCTAATGACTAATGCTTTCGGTAACGACATCGAGGACCTAGCCATTAACGGTGACGGTTCTACAGGTTCGTTCCTAAGCATTATGAACGGATTCATTAACATGGAGAAGACCAACCCTAACGTTGGTTCTGGTTCAAACCTTGGAAGTGCTCACGAAGTAATCAACACTACACTTGTTGGTTCTAACGCAGCATTTACAGACTGGACAACTGAAAGACTACAAGCACTTATCTTGGCTATGCCTCGCAGATACCGTGCCATCACTAATGGACTAAAGTTCTATGCTGGTACAGACACATTTGCTAACATCGTTAAGAACAATGCTACTGTCTACTCAA